CGCCCTTCCGGAGAAACCAGACGCCGTTTGCGTGGGGGTGTCGAACCCCATAAGAGTGTCCTTGTTATTGAACTCGAACGCTCTGGGATCAACTGGTCGCGGAATAATGTCGAACTCATTCTCTGCCAACTCTAACGCGGAGACGAGCTGCGCCCCGGGATACTCAATTAGGTTCTGATACTGCGTTGCACCCCCAGAATAAGGCATGCCCCACGCGGTGGCCGTATTTTGCACTGTCATTGCTCCATTCGTCCCCTCGTTGACGCCGCCAACACTAAGGTTGCTGCCGTACCATTTCTGCACCTTCAGGTAGGAATCGATGGGATAAGCGGCGGCCACCAACTTGCCCTGAGCATTTGTCATGCTGGACAGGTTTGTGACACGGACGCCCATACCCACGATACGCCAAGCCTGCATAGCCGTGGGCAGCGCCCAACCTGTGCTAGCATTATTGACTACCGTGCCATCGCCATACGTGACGGAGCCTCCCCCACTGAGCGTACCGTTGAACGCAATCATCGAATACGCGGGGTTGGGCATAATCAGACACGACGCGTTACCGCTGGCATCCACAACCATGGTGTTTGCTGCTCGGAACTTGTATGTCTGCGTATGCGCCGAGAACAGGTCAGGCACCCGCGCACCCTCAGCGTCCGGATGAAACGGATCAATGAGGGCCAGCTTGTACTGCCCTGCCGGTTTCCGGATGTCGGTGGAAACCTGCTTCTTCTTCTTCTTCTTGGCCGCCTTCGGCGCCCGCTGCACCTGCTTCACGACGACTTGAGACTTCTTGTTCATGGACTATTCGATCAAATGAAGTTTCAGGCCCAGTTCAGGCTCCCACGCATCGCGCGAAAGCTCAGACCCCTCCACATCACCAACCGAGGACCTCCCAAACCACCTCTCCAAGGCAATCTGTTCATCGGGCCGAATCCCGAACGCGTAGTAGAAGGAGACACGCGACTGCGCTGTTACCACTGCCCTACCCAGACCCACACCGGCCGCCAGTTGGGTTGAGCTGCGATAAATCGCTTGTTGCATGCCCCGGCTCACTTGTTGCGCACCACAGCGTCGATACATTGCATAATAAGCGCCCAATACCGGCACGCCCTCACACAACGCCAACCCGCAGTCACCAACCGCCGCAAGCCATTTCTTCCACACCTCCTGATTCTGTATCGGCACCAGGCACATACCGTCCTTGCGAAGAACGGTCCCCGGCACCCGAACCATCCGCCACCCGGTGCTGAGTTCTACGGGTCGAGTTTGGCAAAACTCTATCCGCTCAAACACATCAACGGTCGGCTCAACTTCAAT